ATATTCTATTACCCCTACCTCGGGCATTAATTTGGATGATGTAGTTCAATCTACAACACAAGTTATTGGTGCAACTACCGTAACTATCCCTGCTAATGGCCCTGCTGGTTCACAAGTTTGGGCATCAGACGGTAAGCGTTATGTGCTAGGCGTTGCAGGTGCAGCTATTACTGCTTCTACAGCTACTTGTTCTATCAATGCTTCCACATTCGTTGTTACAGCTTCAGGCGGTTCTTATACAAGCCCAGCCGTAGCCGTAGCTTCAGGTGCTTATGCTTGGTTTGCAGCAACTTCAGTTTGATTAGCTTAAAACGCTAAAATGTAGTAAAAACAGGGGGTTACTTTAATTAGTAGCCCCTTTTTTTCAACTGTTTTACCTTTAATACCTTGAAGGAGATTTAAAAATGGCATTACCTAGCGATGAAAACAATGCAGATAGCCGCTTACAGGTTCGTTTCTACAAACGCCCAGTACAGCAAGAACAAGAAACATTAGATGCAGGCCGCCCAATATACAAAGAGTTTGACTTTGTACATATTTGCGTAGCAGGCGATACCCTAACCGAAATTGACACCTACGCTTTAGCAAGCCATAAAACCCGTTTTCCTATTCAATGGGCTAATTACATGAATAGACAGGGCGCGCATGACGAAGTAGTAGTAGGTACACCTGTAGCAGAATGGCCTTTAGTATCAAAAAGCCAAGCTGAAGAACTACGGGCTATGAAGTTTCACACGGTAGAATCTATTGCACACGCTTCTGACCAACAGTTACAGCGCATGGGTATGGCTGCAGGTATGTCCCCTTATTCATTTAGGGACAAAGCCAAGGCATTTTTAAATCTAGCTACATCGGCAGCAGAAACGGACAAGCGCGAAACTGAAATTAACGCCTTGAAAGAAGAACTTGCCAAAAAGGAACTAGAAACTGCTAAAATTAAGGCAGAAACAGATGCGAAGCTGGCCTTAATGCAAGAACAAATGGCCACTATACTTGCTGCTGTTGGTGAAAAGAAACCCCGTAAACAGAAAACGGTAGCCACAGAGGAAGCCTAAATGTCATCCAACCTACTCCAATTGGTTCAGCAAGTAACTTCTGAACTTAACCTTGCCGTACCAACTTATGTTGTTGGTAACACTAGCCAAGATGTGCAGCAAATACTTGCGCTAATGAATCGTGCTGGCTATGACCTTATTAAAGAGCATAATTGGCAAGCATTGGAGTTGGAATACCGCTTTTACACCACAGCAATAACCACAACCTGCGACACCATAAACAACACTTATGACTTGTTAAATGTTGGTAATGTCACAGGTTTGGATAATACCTATTCAATCGTAGGTACAGCAATACCGCAAGACACATATGTAAATTCAGTAACAGGTTCAACCGTTACCACCACACAACTTGCTTCCGCAACAAGTGTTGGTGGAACGGTTACTTTTAGTAAAACCAAGTATCCGTTGCCACCTGACTACGAAACCGTAACAGACAATACCCACTGGGACAAAACTAAGCATTGGCAAATGCTAGGGCCAGTTGATGCACAGCAATGGCAATGGTTAAAGTCGGGCTATATATCTACAGGGCCGCGTGTCCGTTGGCGTATTCTTGGCAATGAATTTCAAATTTGGCCACCATATAACACCTTAGAATACTTAGGTTTTGAGTACCGTTCTAAAGGTTTTGTACGCAGCGCAACAGGTGAAGTAAAGAACAGCTTTACAGCCGATACTGACACAACCGTATTAGATGATTCAATAATTGCAATATTAACTAAACTTAAATACTTCCAAATTAAAAGTTTTGACACTACAGCATTAATGCAAGACTATGTGCGTTACTTGAATGTGGCCAAAGCTAATGACAAAGGTTCTGCTACCCTTTCGTTTGCACCGCAACCAAGTGCCGTGCTTATTGGCTGGGCAAACATTCCTGACACTGGTTACGGTAGTTAATCATGGCAGTAGCTAAAAAGTTTACGGCAAATACCACTTCCGTACCGTCCCCTATTGGTGGGTGGAATGCTAGGGATTCCCAAGCAAACATGAACCCTATAGATGCTATTCAGCTTGTAAACTGGTATCCAACGCCTACTGATGTAACCATGCGTAAGGGCTGGACACAATCTAGCTTACTAACAACGCCTACTGGCGCAGTAGCCATTAGCACCATTACCCGTGTAAGTACGACTGCTACGCTGACAACAGCTTCATCGCATGGGCTAACAACTGGCAGGCAAGTATCTATTACTGGCTGCACCCCTGCTGCCTATAACGGTGTATATACCATTACTGTTACAGGTTCTAGCACCTTTACTTACACAATGGCCACTGTACCTGCTGGCAGCGCATCTGTAGTTGGTAGCTATGAAATAGGCATTACTACCCCTGTTAATACTTTAATGAATTACACAGAAGTTGGTGGCTACAAGCTATTTGCTGCAGCAGGTGACAAAATTTACGAAACATCCGTAAACCCTGCGGTACGGGTATTTGATGGTTTAGACAGCGATAAATTGCAATCGGTTAATTTAACCAACCAAGCAGGCCATTTTCTAGTAGCTTGTAACGGTGTTGACCCCGTAATGATTTATGACGGTACACGCTGGTTTTTTGTAGCTACAACGACTACTGCTGCCGCAATCAGCGCAATTACTCGTACAAGTCCTTCTGCAACAGCCACATTTACTACTGCAACTGCACATAACCTAGAAACAGGAAACAGGGTAAGCATTAGCGGTGCTTCTGAAGCCACCTTTAATGGTACTTTTGTTATTACTGTAACGGGTTCTAATACATTTACTTACACTTCTACAGGCACTTCTACCGCAACTTCTATAACAGGTTCATATACGACTATTGGCATTACAGGTGTTAATTCAAATACATTTATCGGTGTAAACCTGTTTAAAAACCGCCTATATTTCACCCAAAAAGACACTTTAGCGTGTTGGTATTTGGATGTAGATGCAATTAGTGGCCCAGCTTCACCCTTATATTTTGGTGGAATTGCTCGTAATGCTGGTTATTTACAAGCAATGGGTACATGGACACTTGATGCAGGCCAAGGCGCAGACGATTACGCAGTATTTGTTACCAGTATGGGTGAAGTTATTGTTTATAACGGTACAGACCCCGATTCTGCTGACACTTGGGCATTAAAAGGTGTATGGCAACTAGGCCAAACATTTAATCGCAGGTGCTTTTACAAGTTTGCAGGGGATTTATTGTTATTAACGCAAGACGGTTTAGTGCCGTTAGCTTCTGCGCTGCAATCTAGCCGCCTAGACCCCCGTGTAAACCTTACCGATAAAATTTATTTTGCAGTAAGCCAAGCGGCAAGTTTGTATAGGGATTTATTTGGCTGGCAAATTAACTATTTTGCTAGTGTAAATATGCTTATTTTGTCTATTCCTACCAGTACAGGAATGGAACAATATGTTATGCACACCATTACAAAGTCTTGGGGCAGATTTACTGGTATTCAAGGCTATTGCTGGGAAGTTTCAGGCGAAGCCGAAATGCATTTTGGCGGTGATGGCTATGTAGGCCTGTTTTACGATGGCTATTCAGACAATGGTTCAAATATTACCGCTACCGCGCAGCAAGCCTATAGCTATTTTGACAGCGCAGGCCAATTAAAGCGTTTTATGATGGTTCGGCCAATATTGCAATCTACAGGCGGTGTACCTAATGTGGTATGCGGTCTAAGCGTTGACTTTGACACCCAAAGCCAGTTAGGGCAGGTGCAATTTAACCCAAGTACCCTAAGTGACGGTGTTTGGGATACTTCAAGGTGGGACAACGCTAACTGGTCAGGTGGCTTAATTACTACTAAAATTTGGCAAGGCGTTACAGGTTTAGGCTTTGCAGGTTCAATTAACTTAAATGTGGCAAGCCGCAATATTGAACTGCACTGGGCTAGTACAGATTATGTAATGGAACGAGGGGGCGTACTGTAATTGCGTAAAGTTACCACCGAAAACCAAAAATATATGGGTGATTGGCTGGTTCGTATGGTGAACCATCCATTACCTGAAGAAACAGTATGTATTGGGCAAGAAATTGATGGAACTTTGGCAGCAGTAGTAGGTTATTGCAGTTTTATGCCAAAAGCGTGTCAAATGCACATTGCGGCAGTAGACGAAGTAAATTGGATGAGTAGAGATTTATTGTGGGCGGCTTTTGATTATCCCTTTAACAAACTAGGAGTTAGCGTTATACTAGGGCAAGTTTGTGCAGATAATGAATCTGCCCTAAAACTAAACCGACACCTTGGTTTTAAAGTAATAGCCGAAATCCCTGATGCTCATATAGATGGTGACTTAGTGATTATGGCTATGAGGCGTGAAGATTGTCGATGGCTCGATATCAAATGCCCTTTAAGAACTGTAAGAGGAGAATGACATGGGTGGTAGTGGATTTTTAGGGTTAGGCCCTGCGCCAAGAGCACCTGCTGCGCCTGACTATTCAGGGGCGGCAAGAGAAACTGCGGCAGGTAATTTAGACGCTGCAAGAGCAGCTTCAGCCGCTAACCGTGTAAACCAAGTTACTCCTTATGGCAATTTAAATTACACGCAATCAGGCACAGACCAATACGGCAACCCTACTTGGACTGCCACTACTAGCCTTTCTGATGTTGGTCAACAGCTTTTAAACAACCAAAACGCTACAAGTTTAGGTTTAGGTTCTGCAATTAACGCCCAGTTAGGCCAAGTACAAAATGTAATGGGCCAAGGCTTTAACCCTAATACAGCACCTATTACTACTAATGTAGGCAGCCCTGATTTACAAAGATTAAGTGGCCAAGCTAACTTACAAACAGTAGGCCAAGGACCACAATTTAACCAAATTGGCAATGCTGCACAATTGCAAACTGGTTTAGAAAATCAAGGTATGGCAGGCTGGGACAGAGCAAACCAACTGTTAATGCAGCGTTTGCAGCCACAAATGGATATTCAACAAAAAACCCTAGATGCTAAGTTGGCTAACCAAGGCGTTGTAGCAGGCACAGAAGCGTACAACCGCGCCAAAATGGGCTTGGGTATGCAACAGAACGATTTGTTAAACCAAGCGCAATTAAGCGGTTTAAGTGCTGGTAATACATTATTTCAGCAAGGCTTACAAGGCGGCCAATTTACTAACCAAGCCCTTACACAGCAAAACCAAAACCAACTGGCTAACCTTGGCTTTAATAACCAAGCTGGCCAACAAAGTTACCAAAACCAATTGGCTGCACAAGCTGCTAATAATCCAGCATTGCAGCAAATGTACCAAAACCAGCAAGCGCAACAACAAGCTAATAACGCTATTGCTCAGCAACAATTTGGTAATCAAATGGCTAATGCCAACCTTGGAAATACTGCACAGCAACAACAATTTAACCAAGCCCTTACCCAATATAATATGCCGCTTAATACACTTAGCGCATTGCGTACTGGCGCACAGGTGCAAAACCCAACTTTTGTTAATGCCCCACAGCAAGCTACAACGGCAGGTGCTGATATTTTAGGCGCAACACAAGCTAACTACAATGCACAAATGGGCGGCTTTAATGCCCAGCAAGCAGCGCAAGCTAACATGAATAGCGGCTTAATGGGGTTAGGCGGCACTTTGGGCGCGGCAGCAATTATGTCTGACATACGCACTAAAGAAAACATTACCCAAGTGTATTGGCTGCCTAATGGTTTACCCGTATATACATACGAATACAAGCCTGAATTTAAAGATGAAGCAGGGCATGGCGTACATATTGGCGTTATGGCGCAAGATGTGGAACAAGTTATGCCTGAAGCGGTTATTACCCGTGCTGACGGTATCAAAATGGTTAATTACGGGGTGCTAAATGCCTAGTTCAAACCCATACACAGCTAATTATGTAGAAAGCTATTTTGCACAACTTAGCCCTGAAGAAAAGGCTATGTTAAGCCCTATGTACCAAAACATTGGCCAACAACAGAATTTTCAAACGCAAGCTTCCCAGCAAGGCAATGCGCTTACCCAAGCTGCAGGTGAAATTGGTAAAAGCAGTGGCGGTGGCATGAACGCTTTGGCCTTGGCAGCAATGCTACGCAAGAAGGAAGAAAAGCCAGTTTATAAAGGCCCTGATTACGGTACAAACCCTAATTTTAGTAATAAGCACTTTGACACAATGTCATACGACTAAGGAATAATTATGGCAGGCCCTTTTGATAATTTACCC